AAAAGAACAACTTGAATGGATGTTTGATAAATTAAACTTTTGGGCTTCGACAAAGAAGAAGACTGTAAATGGCTACGCTTATTTTAAAAAGGGATCCTGGTTGGTTGAAGAAATGGAGAAGCGATTTAGTACAACAAAAGCACAGGATATAGTTGATTGGACAAACTCAGGGGATAAAGGGATTGATCCGAGAGCAAAGGCCCTGGCTAAAGGAGCGATAAAGAAGGTTTAATAGGACATCGAAAAAAAAGGGAAAGGAGGTGAGGGAGTATGAGGTGAGGTAAAGGCAAAAGCAGGACACAGCGATGCAAAGCACAGCGAAGAAAAGGCGATGCAAAGCATTGCACAGTGGCACATAGCAAAGGCCAGGCATGGCCATGTGTATCGTGGCAAAGGTGATGTACAGTAGAGTGAAACAACGCAAAGCGAAGGCCAGCTACAGTGAGGTGAAGCCACGGTTATGCGAGGCTGAGCACCGTAAAGTAAAGGCTTAGTATAGTATGTTAAGCCATGCATAGCATAATTTAAACAATCAAAAAAAGGAGATATCATGACAACATATAACATCAAATTAACATTTACAGAACCATTATTAGGAACAGTATCAAAAAATAAGGAGATTTACACGGATTATATTGCATCCAAAACCCCTAATCCAACAGATGATGAATTGGAGACCGTACCTGAAATAGATGAAATAGGCACAGGATTTCATCTTTTAGATAACAAGCCAATCCTTTATGATTATGTCATTAAGGGATTTTTCAAGGATGCTTGTTCTATGCTTAGAAGGAAAACAGGAAGTGAATCTATAGCACTTAAGGCGCACAAGAAAGTTATAGATGGTCTCATCTTTGTATTTCCAAGGCAGATTCCTATTAATCTAAATGGTCAATCTTTAGGTATTTTGGAAAGACCTTTACGTGGACAGACCGCTCAAGGAGAAAGAATCGCATTGGCTAAAAGCGATATTGCTCCTATTGGGTCCAGCATTGAAATCAATATCGACATCTTGGCGGGAGTCAGCAAAAAATTATTGAAAGAATGGCTTGATTATGGAAAGTTGCGAGGATTGGGGCAATGGAGAAACGCCAGTTATGGCAGGTTTATTTATGAGATGCTATAGCCTTGTTTTGCATTACTGAACCTTTTTTTTCAATGCGAAGGCCGAGTTTCACATTTCGAAGCAAAGGCAAGGCAAAGCTCAGCAGGGCCCTCCTGCTGGGTGAAGTTTGGCAAAGCAAAGGCGGAGCAACACAGTGCGGAACTTGGCCTTTTAATTTAAGGAGCTTATATGCCACAAGAACATCCACTTGTCAGTATCGGTGAAATAGCAGAATATCTTAAATGCTCTATACCTACAGCACGAAAAGAGCTTGAACGAAAGTGTGTCCCTACATTTAAAATAGGGCGTCATATCTGCGTTTATCCCTCGACTCTCAAAAAATGTTTGGAAAATACCTGAGAGGGTACTTATTGTATCAGTGAGATATCTGAGAGCACCATAGAGATAGCTGAGAGCAACCTTCACTCCACTTGACATTCCCATATCTTATCTTTTACCCTATTTCTATCATGATTTATTCTTCCTTAACCCTTAGGCCCGGATTATGGTTTATTCCTTTTCCCAAGTCTGGGCCTAACCTACCAAATGGTGTAAAACTGTGAAATGAATAATCTTAATGGAGATAACCTTATAAATCAAATCTATCAAAGTGCGATTTTACTTACTGATAAAGAGATTAAAAAGCATTTTAGCCGAGATACCCCGGATGTATTTAGAAAGTCCGCTGACCGAATCGATAAAGCCTTTAAGAGAGATAAGGATGAGACTGAGACAAAAACAGAGTAAATTTGCTAAAATGGTTCCATTGCTTATTCTATTTGCCTATGAGAAAGGTTATGAGATTACCTTTGGCGATGCCTTTGCACATGATGGCCACATAAAAAGCAGTTTTCATTATAAGCGATTGGCTATAGATCTAAATCTTTTTAAGGATGGCCGATATCTTACAAACACAGAAGATCATGAGCCTTTAGGTTTATTCTGGGAATCAATAGGCGGGTCCTGGGGGGGCCGATGGGATGATGGCAATCACTATTCTTATACAGAATCAAGATAATGAAAATTATATTTCTTATATTACTTTCAATATTCTATTTTGGATTTATATGGTTTGGTAGATTGGCATGGATAGCAGCACAAAAAACAGGAACAGGCTATATAGGTGAATTGTTTATCAATGGATCTATTTCAGTTATATGTGTTTTAATTGCAATCGGATTAACAATGTGGGCTATTTTAATCTAAAGAAAGGAGGTAAATCATGGATAACTTTATGGGATGGTTTGATGATAAAGCTCAGGTTATTACAGCGGTGCTTGTGATAACAATCGTCAGTATCTTTGTGATGCCGGACAAAATAGACCTTAACATAGTCTATGGCGGTCTTTTTGGACTTGCCACTGGCATGGCTATCGCAAAGAAGTAAATATAAATCTTTTAACGAAATGGAGACTATGATGAAAAAAAGCAAGAATCTTGCTTTCTTGATCTTGTTCGTGTTCATGGCCATGCTTTTAGCCGGCTGCTCCCTCGGAGTTGAAAAAAGCTTTCTCGTAACACAGAGGACCTTCAACGACATGGTGGCGGATTACCATGTGTACTATAAGGCCGCTCCACTTGATGAGCAGGCAAAACTTAAAGAGAACGTCCACCCGAAAGTGATCGAGGCCTTAGGGTTACTTACAAGTATTAATGAAGCTGTGAGGTTGAAGATCGAGCCATCTAAGATCGACAAAGAGCGTTTTCGTGAGCTTCGCTACGAACTTTATAAGAAGCTCCCAAATATTTTTGAAAAGGAGGGCTAAGATATGATAACACCTGATAAACTTATACTCATTGACATGCTCATTGAGCAGGTTTTAAATATCGGCGAGCGCATAGCCAAGATCAAGGCTATGAGTGATGAAGAAGTGACGAATGCTCTGGCCTTAGAGAATGTACGCTCAAAGCAACTCAAGGATTTGCTTGAATCAGATATGTAAGAAGCGAAAGGTTAGGTTTGGCCCAACGATCAAAATTTGATGAGAAATATATCCATCAAGCTCGCATTGCTTATGCTGAGGGCTTTACCGATGTCAAATTTTGTAAGCTCATTCAAATAGGCAGAAATACCCTTCATCTATGGCGCAAGGATCATTCTGATCTTGATCAAGCCATCAGGGAAGGTAAAGACGAATTTGATATCGGAAAGGTGGAAAGGGCGCTCAGAAAAAGAGCGTTAGGTTATAGTTATACTGAGAAAATACGAGAGCCTATCATTATTGGGAAAAAGCCTGAACGCAATATTTTAGGCGAACAGCTTTATGTCACTAAAACAATCAAAAAACACATGCCGGCCGATCCTACTTGCATGATCTTCTGGCTGAAGAACCGCAATAGAGATAGATGGAAAGATTATAAAGTAACTGAAATTATAGGAGAGGGCGGAGGACCCATACCGATCTTATATGTCGATGCAAACAAAAAAAGCGCGTGAGATTCCGGTAACACGGATATTCAAACAAAATCAGGAGGCCCGGGAATCGATTGTTGTCAATCGTGGGGGCGCCCGATCTTCAAAATCCCATAGCATAGCTCAATTATTCATTTCTGAACTCACAACAGGCAAAAATAAGAGTCTACTTATTACAAGAAAGACTTTCCCTTCATTACGTATTAGTGCATATCGACTTGTAATAGATTTACTCAAAGATTATGGCTATTATCCTTATTGCCATCATGACAAGACAGAAAAAAGCCTCACCTGGCCAAATAATAATTGGCTTCTCTTCTCAAGCATTGATGATCCCGAAAAAATCAAATCAACCGAATGGAATAAGATATGGATGGAAGAGGCAACCGATTTTAATTATGAAGATTTTAGAATTTTACAACTTCGTCTCAGTAAACCTAAACAAGTAGGGGAATATAATCAACTTTATATGTCATTCAATCCTATCGATGCTTTTCATTGGATTAAAGAGAAACTTATTGATCCTGAAATGCTAAAAAATGAAGAAGATAGAAGACTTATTGAGATTGTTTCTACCTATAAAGACAATCCATTCCTTCCACAAGATTATATTGATATGCTTCTTACACTTAAAGAAGTCGACATCAACTACTGGCATATTTATGGAGAAGGCGAATGGGGTGTTTTAGAAAATCTTATCTATCATAATTGGGATACGATAAATCCGGATCGATGGCCTACTGAATTCAGTTATACTATATATGGTCTTGATTTTGGATTCAATGCGCCATCCGCCCTTATCAAGATCGGCGTGAAAGATAATGAGCCTTATGAGCGTGAATTGCTCTATGAAAGTGGGCTTACTAATACGGAACTTATAGAACAATTAGAGGATCTAATACCAAATAAGAAAGATTATATCTTTGCCGATACTGCGGAGCCTGCCAGGATAGAAGAGATATCCCAGGCTGGTTTCAATATTTATCCAGCGGATAAATCAGTCAAGGATGGCATCGATTATGTTAAATCCCAGAAAGTACACATCCACCAGGAAAGTGATAATCTGATTAAAGAGAAGCGTGGCTATAAATACAAAGAAAACAGGGACAAGCAGGTGCTTGATGAGCCTTTGAAATTCAATGATCATCTCATGGACGCTGAACGGTACGCGCTTTATACATTTCATGTAATGTTCGGTGAAGGTGAGCCATGGCAAGGAGAATTTGGTATTGGTCAAACTGTAGCAAGCGGAGCGGATTGGTAATATGGGACGATTAAACAGAGCCATACAAGCATTTAAACAGGAAGAGCCCCCAATCAAAGATATTGGCACACCAAAAGCCGGAGAAATAGGAATTTCTGGAAGTAGTTTATATGGCCAGGGGACTTTTCATCAATACAATCCTGATGATCTTATAATCAGAAAGGGTAATCAAGTTTACAAAAACATGGTCAAAGACGATCAGATCAAACCCACTCTACAATTCAAAATAAATGCGGTATTGAGTCGTGATTGGTTTTTCGATATTGAAAATGATGACAATGGTGAACCCCGAAAAGAACATGAGGATATTGCGTCATTTTTTGACTATGCCATAAAACAGATCAAGGGAAGCTTCACTGATAAGCTCATTGAGATACTAAGCTCATTTCAGAACGGCTTTTCTGTCATAGAGAAAATATTTGCGCCTATTGAATATGATGGACGCACATATTGGGGCATTAAAGACTTAAAATTGCGTCCCTTTGATACATTCAATGGAGGATTCCAGACTGATAATCACGGAAACATATTGCAGCTTAACCAAATTGTCGGGGGCGACAATATCAAGATACCTCTGTCAAAGATAATCCATTTTGTTCATCAACCGGATGTCAACAGGCTTTATGGCGAATCTGATCTAAGGGCAGCCTATCGCTCTTGGTGGTCAAAAGATATTGCTATACGGTTTTATAATATATTCCTTGAGCGCCATGCAAGCGGGTTTGTCTGGGCTAAAGTAAAAGGTTCTCTTATAGGAGATGAAAAGACTAATCTTGAGAATTTACTCAATAACATCTCAGCACGCATGGCAGCACATTTGCCTGATAAGATAGATCTTGAGCAATTTCAACCTGCACGAACAGATGCCTTTGACAAGGCGATAGCATTGCATAATAGTGCCATAGCCCGCTCGATTCTTGTGCCCAATCTTTTGGGTTTAAGTGAACAGGGCAAGACAGGCAGTTATAGTCAATCGCAAACACAATTGGATGCTTTCTTTTGGATATTAGAAATTATATCGAAGCGTCTTGAAGAGACACTGAACGAACAGCTATTCAGACAGCTCGCGATATGGAATTTCGGCACAGAGGATTTTCCATGGTTCAAATTTGAGCTCATCTCAGATGACCAAAAGGCAGATATAGCAAAAGGATGGTCTGAACTTGTAAGTAAAGGCGCTGTGACAAAGAGCGATTCAGATGAGGGATATATCCGCAATATATTAGGTTTTCCAGATAAGACGGAGCCGGAAGAAGATGAAGAAGAGATCCCGGATAATGAATTACCTATCGAACAGCCATCAGAGGAAGAGATAGAGAATTGGATTAGTGCACAGCCAGAGGAAAAACAAGAACACATCAGGAAAACATTCACGGAAAGGCCATGGCTCAAAAGAGTGAATTTCACAGCAATCAAAGGTACATTAGATGATCAGGATGACAAATTTTTGAATGAGCTTAACGCATCCATGGCAGAAACAAGGGTAACTCTTGAAAAACAGATCATAAATATTGTGGGTGATCGCTCCCTTGGAAATGTGCAATTAAAAGAATTTCTTGGCATCGGAATAAATAAATCCATATTGCGCAGACTCATGCAGAATATTAAAAAGAATCTGACCAAAGTTTTAGATGATAGCTATGAACTGGCAAAAAGGGAATTGCCTAAAAAAGTTCAAGCCAAAGCAATAAGACCAGGTATGGATAAAGATCAGGTAGAGCGATATCTTGCAGCTAAATCAATGACCATAGCGGGCATAATGGAGAAGGATGTCTTAAAGGCTGTTCAGCTTATGATTGAGAACGGCATAAAATACGATAAGACCTTGGCTCAGATTATAGCAATGATAAGTGAAGATACCACATTGCTTGAAATGTTGCCTGAAGTGGATGCAGCGGGTAGGGCAATCAATGTGCCCGCGAGACTGGAGAATATCGCACGAACTAATACGGCAGATGCCCTGAATCAGGCACGAACAGCTTTATTCGGACAGCCTGAATTCAGGGGTTTTATTTTGGCCTACGAATACAGCGCGGTTCTGGATGAACGTACCAGCGATTATTGTGAAGTTATGAATGGGCGGATAAGGAAAAATTGG